CTTCGCAGCCTTGGTAACAGAATTACCTCCCGACAGAGCGGTAAGGAACTTGATCTGTTTCGGCATAGGGATAGAACGCATAACAACATTCTAAAACGATGCTGCTATCCGTCTCTAACCCCTCACCCCTCCGCCAATAGCAAAGATGCTATGTATAGCTAAAACGCTATGACCCCCGTCCAGGGGAGCGAACCTACGTTCGCCCTAACGAACGTTCGGTTTCTTGTACCCGTTGAAATCACTACCGAAACTGTAGTTATGGGCATTAGCAGGGACTTTGCTGAAATTCCCGCAAATAGCGGGTTTTTTGATTCTAGCAGCGGGGTTTAGAGGTTTGAGAGGGTGAGATTCTTGGAATATTGAGTCTGCGACTCATATTCTCGCTGCCCCGCAGGGGGTTGAGCTACTGCCACGGCTCCCCCAGCGGTCAAGTCTTAGAGGGAAACCTGCGACGCCCCTCTATGTCCAGCTAACAGGAAGCGAGGGTTAAGCCCTGCCTGTCGCCTCGGATGGGCCGGGGATGCTGGATTAAGTAGGAACCCTAGGAAGACTGGAGGAAGCGCTTAGAAGCCCTGTGAGCGCTTCCTAGAGCCATTCAGGGTTAAGGAGGGAGAATGGATAAAAAGAAAACCGTAGCCTTTCGGATTGTGAGTGAAGACGGTGCTCACTTCGCAACGGTTTACGATGCCGAACAAGCTGCAAAGGATAGGGAATTTTTCGCAGATCTTTACGGCTGTATTGTCCTAGTAAAAAGGGTTGAGCTTAGTTTCAACCCACAGGGAACCTAAAGGAGGAAGCAATGCCTTATGACGGTTACGGCAACTGGTACGGGTCAGACCCTGAACCTGATCCTGACGATTATGAGTACGGGGAAGACTCAGAGGATGTCCGCGCCGAGGAACAAGAGGAGCGCTACGACTTTGCGGGAGATATCTCCACTCCCCCGGCGCTGCTACTTCCGGAGATTGAGGGAAGAAAGTCCAGGCTTATCTCCTGGGAGCAAGAGGTGGGAGCTGGACGCAATGACATTGCAGCCGCAATGTACGAAGCAGGGTTTTCGTCCCATTCCGCGCCTGTCGAGTATCACTACTCCTCAGACTCTTTTGTTTCCGTTGAGCGCGATTCAACGGTTAACGGAGAGGTGATTTACTCCAAACTTGCCCTGGCCGATCCCGCTATGGCGCTTAAGGCAGAGGAAGCCCTCGGCATTGTGAGAGACGCTATTAAGTCTGGAGTCTCCAAGCTGGATATGCGCTGTGGGTTTCACATCCATGTAGACGCAAAGGGCTACGGCATGAATCAAGTGGAGAATCTCTACCACTTGTGGAACTACCTCGAAGACACAATCTATCGGCTCGCTGCTGCTAATTGGTCTACGCATAGGACGCTAGTGGCCTATGACGATTATGCTCCTGCTGTCAGGAAAGGATTGCAAGGCAAGGCACAAATTGGCAGCGGTCTTTCCAGCGGACGTAACGGGTTGAATTTCTCCAATTTCCTCAATGCTCGCTCTTACTGCCGATGCGGTGCTTTTGAGTTTGCCGCATGGGAGGATTGCCGCTGCAATCTTCCTAAATGCACTATCGAATTTCGCGTATTTAACGCTACAGCCAATCTGCGAAAGATTCACGCTTACTCGGCTCTTTCGCTTGCAATGGTTGAGTTTGCCAATAAGCGCTTGGCAAGGTCTTTCGATAGGCCATTTTCATGGACGCGAATGGCGGAATTGCCCAAGCAGCATAAAGAGCGCTCTAAGCGGAACCTGGATGTCATCTTCAATCGGCTCCCCCTCACTGATAAAGAGCGGGAGAATATCCTCTACTGCGTGGAAAATTCCTCGCTTAAGGAGTTGGTCTTAAATTGAGGTTTTTTCAATTGCTTATTGCCCTTACTTGGATCAATAGTCTGGTAATCATCTGGGAAATTTGGAGGTTGGTCTAAATGTGCGGGATTGCCGGGATTTATCGCCTCACAAATAAGCCTTTCCCGCTGCTTGATGACTTTGCGGCGGAATTGCTTAACGGCATCGACTCTAGGGGAGGTGATGCTTGCGGATATGTCGCCATAAATGATATTGGCGACGTTCAGTTGCAGAAGGCATCATGTAGAGCGTTTTACTTCAATAAGCATCGAGCCAAAATCTCTGACGATTCTCGAACGGTGCTAATGCACACTCGCTGGGCAACCCAGGGTAAGCCTGCTTTTCCTGAGAATAATCACCCCGTGGAAACCGCTGGAATCTTCGCTGTGCATAACGGTCACATCTGGAATGACGATTCCGTCTTCACGGCCACTGGGAAGACGCGCAGGGGAGAGGTGGACTCAGAGGCTATCCCTGCTCTGGTAGCCGCTAGCGGCTGGGAGAAAGCCCCAGGATGCTTCTCAGAGCTTGACGGTGCTATGGCTGTAGCCATGCTCAACGTAAGGCGACCCAAGGAGCTAATCCTGGCCAGGGGGAATGACTCTCCTTTGGTCTATGTCCAGACGCGTGATCTGCTTGTGTTTGCCTCTACGTCTTTCGCAATCAAAGACGCTTGGCAGGCTGTGCTGGGGACGCCCCCAGCGGATAACAAGTTCCGATATCTAACTGAGGGTTCGGGCTGGATTTACGGCAGGGAGAAAGAGCCTCTGAGGGTTTTCTTCAATGTCGGGCTGAAGCGCTTCAAAAGCTATTCCTACAACTGGAATAAATGGGATGACGATAAGGAAGACCTTAAGCCTGTAGATTCCCAGGGATTCTCACCCAAGAAGACGCCGCTTGCCCTGAATCAAGCGGTGGAAAAGTCAGAGACTAAGGCAAGAGTCTGGGACGCTAAGACAGGGGAAGTCGAAGAGGTAGCGGTGGATGTCGAGCGCTGTGAGGATTGCGGAGATTATTTCCTTGCGGATGATGTCGGCATTTATTACACGTTCGGCATCCGCTCATTCCTCTGTGACGCCTGTCTCCAGTGGGCAGAGGAAGCAGGAATCCAGACGACTCTAGAGGAAGGTAAAGCCTAATGATTATGTCTGAGGGTATTTTCGAAGCAGTAGAGGAATGCGCTAAGACTCTTGGATTCTGCGCTGGAGCGCTGGGGAGACAGCCTAATTTCTCCCTCTTCGACTGGGTGGAGGATCGTACCCAGAGAGACCTAATAATGCGGGGCTATCTCGCTGAATATAAAGAGGGAATTGAGGTGGCTATCCCTGTCTAGGGGGCGGCCCAACCCTACAGCCACGCAAACCTAAAAATCCATAGCCAATGTCCAGCCTTAGCTACCGCATTGCGGCGCGGTATTTAGCTGGGTAATCAGGGCGGCAAAAGCTAAGATAAAGCCGCCTTTTATTCAGGTTTTATTCAGGCGCTAATCAGGTGTCAAATCCGAATATCAAAGCAAGGGAAAAAGACCCGAGAATTTCGCCCACCCGGCGAACGTAGTGAGCCCTACCCGCAACAATTTTTTTGGCTTAAATAAGCCCTTTATGCCCTTATTTGACAATGTTTAATCCTTTATACGTTCGGGTATTATCTCTCTGTGTATGTAAGCCCTGTGGATGTATTTATGCCTGAAGGTTTATGCGCCAGGTGCGCTGTTCATCCTGTGGACGTACCCCAGGCGCTGCCCCTGAAGGTACGTTTCAAGGACTCGGATCAGTGGGACAATTTGCTTTTTTGCAGCCACTCCTGCAAAGATGCATTTGTGCGAGGATTGGAGGCGATCCAGGGAGACGTTAAGTTGTAAAGGAATTGTAAAGGAGGTTTTTCCTTTACTCCTCTGGACGAGGTTAAGACCATGGGATATGAAGAGTTCAAGGACTTTGACGAGGCGCTGCTTTATCGCCGCCACAGAGACCCTGAGCTAAACCTGTCCCTCTGGCATCGCCTTAGGTTTTGGTGGCTTGATTTGAAGATGATTAACCGCTTCGGCCCTAGGGGGCATAAACGAGGAAGTCCTTATGAAGGGAGACCTTTATGAAGTGCGCTATCTGCGAGCGGAAGATTTCCAAGAAGGATGTTGAAGCGGGACAGTATGTTTACTCCTCCTTCTCCAAGAGGAACTACCACATCCCCGGCGACTGTGTTGGTAGAATCAGAGCGAAGGCCGAGAGGAACTGGGGGAAAGCCACTTGACAGTTGTAGTAGGAGTTAAAGGAACCGAAGGAGTCCTGCTAGCGGGGGACTCTCAGGGTTCAACCTTCAACGGCAATCGCAAACATCTGAATCCTAAGACAGTTGCTCTCAGCGAGATTCTTGCCGTGGCCGGGTGTGGTTCTGCACGGCTTATGGACATCCTTGAATATGAGGTTGCCGACCATCTGGAAGACCCCCCTCTGGGAACAGATGAAAGGTACTGGGCGGTAAGAAGATTCATCCCCCACCTGAAATCCGTCCTTTATGCCCACGGCGCGCTCTTCGACCTTAAGGGCGTGGAGTATTTGGACGAGTCTGCTTTTCTTCTGGCGGTGAGAGGAAGACTTTTTACGGTGGACGGGGATTTTCAGGTGGCAGAGCATAAATACCCCTTTGATGCCGTGGGGTCAGGAGAAGAGGTAGCTATCGGGGCTATGCGCTCGATGCTGGAAGACCCCGAAAGCATTTTCCCTGTGGAGAATCAGGACATCGAGGACATCGCTATCGCGGGGATTAAAGCGGCTACAGAATTCACTAATTTCGTGGGCGGAGACATTACCTCGGTAGAGACCGTAAGGTTCTCTCAGGCTGAAAGAGAAATCGCCAAAGAAATCCTGAACAAATAGCTAGGGGGTTTTCTATGATTCCTCCTAGTGACCGCCGAAAGCATTTCATCACTATCCAACTTCCTTACGGATATGATCGCTCCCTTCCAGGAGAACTTTCCGAAGAGAACAGTTGCGCTTGACGAACTGAAGCGAAATACCAAGCGGCGAAACTTCGCTGGGCTTCAGGTTCGTGTTCCGCTGCTTTTGACGGTAAAGCAGGGAACAGGTGGATTTGCTGAAACAGCAGGGCCGAACATCGCTCGTCAGCTTGATGACAAAGCAGCGTTCATCCCTTTGGCCCGAGTTGGTCACGCTATCGAGCTTTCTCCAGACCTGATGATGGCATCGAAGTCAAACGACTTCGTGGCTGCGGGGGACGCGCTGAAGCTCCACATGGAGCAGGCTGAGGTAGCCATGGCGCGAATGGAGAACGAAATGATCCTGGGAACCGGCGACGGCCTCCTGGCAACAATCACCACAGGCGCTACCTCAGCTACTCAGACTGTAGGTACAGCAGCCAACTTCTACCAGCTTTATCCGGGCCGAATCGTTGACATTCTCCTTAAGTCCAACGGTACTGTCCTTTCAGCGGCCAGAACAATTCTTTCTAACGATCCTGTCGCGGGTACTGTTACGTTCGACGCCTCCTTCACATCGGTTGGCGCAACCCACGGTATCTACATGGAAGGAACCTACGGAAACGCTATCCAGGGTCTCCGCCAGGTCTTCTCGACAACCGGACTTTTCGAAGGTATCGACCGAGCTACAGTCGTACAGTGGCGAGGAATCGAAGGACGAGGAACAGCACCGGGAGCCGCAGACCTTTCAATTGCGATCATGGACGGTGCTTACCGACGAGTTAGAACCTCTTCAGGTAAGACTCCTGACTTCTGGCTAGCTGACCCGGCTGCCGCAGACAAGTTCTCACAGTCACTTCTGGCTCAGTTCCGCTGGGACGTGAAGTACACCCGCCTGGCTACAGGATGGGAAGGAATTGACTATCGCGGAACACCGCTGATTCCTGAAGACGATATGCCTCCGGGAGAAGTTCTTGGAGTCAACAAGTCAGCCGTGACCTTCTACGGAATGGGTCAGGGGCCTGATTGGGACGATCTGACTGGCTCTAAGTTCCAGCGGTTCAACCGCAACCAGCCTGTTGAAGCTTGGCTGATTGACCGAGTTCAGCTTGGTGTCCACGAGCCTAACGCTCTCGTGCGAGTACCTGCCCTAAACCAGGCAGCCTAAGCCCTAACAGAATCCTTACAAGTCGCAGGTTTGTCTTCCTAAGGATGTGGTATAAATGCTCTGTCGCTGCGGGGTAGCTCCCCAAGGTGGCAACGGTGTGGCGGAGCCAAGCGCCCCTCCTGGTCGCCCAGGGAGGGAAGGAGGTAACGCACAGCGGAGCAAGGTGTGAAGGCGAAGGTACAGCGGGGCACCGACCGCCGGGGCCATAGCTAGCTCGTTTGCGCGAGTGACGCCTTGTGATGGGCCGCAAAGCCCGAGACGTTGGTTGTCGTAGCGCTTAATCATGCTAAGCATGGGTGAGCGACTTGGAGGTAGCCAATCCTCCCACCGGCACTTTTAAGCCCCCTTCGGGGGGCTTTTGTGTATTCTGGGAAGGTGCATCAGGAAGACCGCAAAGACCTTATGGTTAGGGATATGCTGAAGAAGGCAGCCAAAAACAACCGCGCTCTTAAAGAGCAGCGCAGAGAAGAGAGTTCCCAGAAGTACGAAGACGCTGCCAGAGAGTTTCATAGATCGGGCAGCGCCCGCAGAAGAACAATGGTTCTCTTCGACGTAGAGAACTGGCCTCTCTGAGGCGTATCCGACCGGAGGGTCGGCCCCTATAAAATAAGCTTGTGGCTTCACTTATCTCCCGTAACTTTCACGCTGGCGCAACTACCACAGCAATTCTTCCTGCCGGAACCCTGGCAGACCCTCTTTTTGAGGCCGGAGGGGACTTCGATGAAATCGCTTGGGAAATCAACATCACAGTGGCGGGAACCACAGGAACCTACGCGCTAGAAGGGAGTCTGGACGGCACTAACTGGTTTACTGTTACCTCAGTAGCCTTTGACGCGGAAACAGCCGCTCAGACCTTTGTCTATACAACCACAGGCAGAAAGCTTCATTTTGCCAAAACAGACCTAGGAAAGTTTTATCGTTACTACCGGATCAACCCTTCTGTGGTCACAGGTCAGACTTTCGACTCTAGGGTTTTCTCTCTCGATCAGGACTAAGGTGTGGATGCTTCTTGTGCATGTAAGCCCGGAGTCCAGGCGAAAGCTTGTGGAGAGAATTGCTGCCGCGCACCAAATCAGACCGCTCCCTGCGTCTGTGCAAAAGCCAGTCCCCAAGTTCGTCAATACGTCCTGAAGGGTCACGCTTGCCCTGGTCTTTGGCTACTTTGTCCAGAATCCTTTCGACAACCAAGGACATTAGTCCCTTCTCACGGCCTACGTCCTGAATTGCCTTTTCCCAACCGGCAACCATAGCTCTATGAGCTACCTCAGCCGCGATTTCTCTTTCTCCGTCAGCGGGGATGTCTGTTTCGATAGTCACACCTAAGATTGTAGGCATGGCCGATAAAGAAGTAACCACAGGCATGGGTGGAGTGCGTATGCGCTTCCGCGATCTGGACTTCCTTTCCTCTGACGAAGCGAACAAAGCTTACGCCCAATATTTCTCTGCGGCCCCTGTTACTCCGCTGGGGCATCAGGAGTATTCAGTAGGAGCCTCTGCTGTCCCTCTGGCATCTATCCCCGCAGGGGCTAAAAGGATGCACGTCAGAGTTCTGACGGCAGACATCTTCTGGACTGACTTCCCAGGAGACACCCCTACTCTTTCCCACGGATTCCCTATTAAGGCCGACGAATGGCTGCTTTATGACTCAGAACCCACTCCAGACTTCAAAATGGTCTCCTCTGCGGTGGCCGATGTGAGAATCGCTTTTTACGGCTAAATCTAGAATTCAGATGTGGCAGATTTCGCCTACAACATCGGCAAAGGCAGAACCGTAGAGCTATTCAATCGCGTGGACGCAAATGACCCTGCCGCTGCGACCTTGGTTCTTATCCCGGTTGACGTGGCGGCTGTTTCAGATGCCACCCTTAAGGACTTGGACGACTTCGCGGCCATTATCACGGCGGGAGTTACCGAGAGGTCTGCCTCTGGCTGGAACAGAAAGACGGTCACAGACACTGATCTTGCCTTCCCAGCCCCTAACGATGGAAACGACTCTTATGACGTTTCGGTTACGGCGACTACCTTCGTCTGGACGGCGGTTTCAGCAGGGACAGTTACAGACTTGGTTCTTTGCTACGCCTCTGTCGGTTCACCTACCAACTCCCAGCTTATGCCTCTGGCTCAATACGACTTCGCTATTACCCCGGACGGCTCTGACGTAACAGCCACAATCAACGCTGCTGGTCTTTACAGGGCCTCCTAAACTATCTGAGTGGCTACGAACTCAGAATTGGTCGCGCAGGCTAAGGCGCTCTTGGATCAGATCGTGGATGTTCCCGTGGAGCCGCCGCCTCCACCTCCGCCGCCTCCCCCACCCCCTCCTCCTCCGGTGACGGGCCTTCTCCACGGGATCGCAGGAGGTTCCCCTGCCTTTATCAGGGATAATTACGGCGCTAAATATTCAGATTATTGCCAGAAGATGAAGGACGCTGGAGCTAAATTCGTTCGCTGGGATTACTCCTCGGGTTCAGGGACTCCTTTCGCTCTGGCTTACGCCGCTGCAAAAGCGGCTGGGCTTGAGGTGATCCCTATTTTGATGATTAAAGCCACCTCCACGGTGGCTCAGGTGCAGGCGTGGGCCAATGAAATCCTAGCTCTGGATGTGAATTATGTGGAGCTAGGCAATGAAATGAACGGGCAGGGGCAATACGGGGGTGTCCCGAATATTTCTGACTACAAAATTAAAGCCAACGCGGCCATCTTAGTTCTCAGGAGTGATCCTGCTCTTAAAATTGCCTCAGGAGGATTGGCTCAATATTCAGTCACCGACGCATCACATATCAAGGCTGTTGATTTTATGCAGGGAATCAAAGACCTGGCTGTGGATGCTTTCGCTTTCCATGCTTATGGTGATTGGGCGTGGGACACTCTTTTGCCACAACTCATGGCGGTTCAGCCGACAGCGGACGTATGGATCACCGAGTGGGGCTACTACACGCTGAACGCTACAGCCGAGGCCGTACAGGCTACCGAGGTGACGAAGCGAATTTCCTACATGAAGACGCAGCCTAGGATCAAGTTGCAGGCTTTTTACTCGGGGATCGACAAGGCCACAGGAGGAACCAACGATCAGAACAATTACGGCCTTTATCACACTAACGGAACTCCCAAGCCCGCCAGGGACGCTTATAAAACGGCGGTAAGCTAATGGCAATCGCTTACGTCAGAGAACTTGCGGCCAACAAAGCCAATGGTGTCAGCGACACCACAGCCACATTCAGCCTCACCGCTACCGCCGACCCCAAAAACCTTGTGGTTCTTTTTTTCCTGTGTAGGCAGACCACTCAGCCGTCTGCTGCGGCGGTCACAGACTCGCGTGGAAATACCTGGACAGTAGACAGGGGGCCGTCAGGGGCGACGAACAACAACGCTCTGATCGCGTCCACGGTACAGAATGTAGGGACGCTTCAGTCAGGCGACACCATCACCGTAACCTTCACGGGAGGCGTTGGAATGACCTCCTTTACAACCGCTTGGTGGGTCGAAGAGTTTTCCGGACATCAAATTAGCGGACGGGTTGATGGGTCAGCCGCGACCAACAACGCCTCCGGACTGTCCGGGGTTACAGGAAATGCCACCTCAACAGGCGTGGATGATTTAGCATTTGCTGGGATCATCGTGGGCAGCGTCGAGGCTACGGTAACTGCGGCCTCTTACTCTTTGTTTACGACAGGCCAACAGGTGGGTGCTTCTCGGTCAGGGCTGGCCGCTTATAAGCTCCCTGTGTCTCCGGGAACGCAGAGCGAGACGTTCAACTGGACATCAACCGCAGATGTCAGCACCGCGATGATCGTAAATTACCGTGAAGCTCCACGCTCCAGGCCCGTCTTCAGAGCCGTTCCCTTCATGGCCTAAATAGGGGGCCTATAATTTCTAGGAATGGCAAGACAATATCTCCAGGACGGCGGGCTTCTTACAGAGCCTGCGATTACAGACCCTCTAGCGGCTAACACCGCTACCGCGATTACCAACATCGTCTCTAACTCGCTGAGGTATTTTGTGATTCCAGGCTATGACCCTCGGCCTGGCAAGGTCTATGTGGTTGAGGCCGGTGGCCTAATTACCACAGCCTCTACAGGAGCTTTGACGATTTCCCCGTTTATCAGCACCACAAACGGGACTACAGGAACTGCCCTAGGTGCTTCCATTGCTCAGACGGTTCCTGCTTCCTCTCTGTCCGGGCCGTGGTTTTTGCGCTTTGTCCTGACGGTACTTACCACGGGTGATCCTGGGGGCAACAACGCAACCATCAAGGGAACAGGCTTCTTCCAGTCCGGAGGAGTTGCCGCCACAGCTAACTCAGGTCTTGATTTGACATTCGGCGGAACTTCCGCTGCTTTTGACCATTCTGTCAACCAAACCCTGAATCTTTGTAAAACTTTGAGCGTTGCTGGCTCCTGGACTACCCAGTGGGCGCTTTTCTATGCGATGAACTAATCTTTAGCCAATGGCAAGGCTCTTTCTTCCTGGCCCTGGGCCTCTTTTCCCACGGGAACAATCTTTGCCTGCCGCAGCAGCGGGACAGACTGTTGCTCTTGGGCTTGTTACCGAGACGGATGTTCTTTTTGGGCTTGTATCCGGCAAGGCAAAAACCCTGGGGTTGGTCAGCGAAACCGACTCTGCTGGGGCGCTTACGCGCAGCCACACAAGAACTCTTGGCCTAAACACAGAAACAGACTCAATTTTCGCTCTGACCAAGCTGAAGACCCGCTCTTTGGGTCTTGCGTCTGAAACTGATGTTGCTTTGGCCCTAACGAGAGGCAAGGCTAAGTCTCTTGGTCTTCCTTTGGAGACAGACACAGCCCTGGCTTTTTCCAAGGCCAAGAAAAAGCTCCTGGGGCTTCCTACAGAGACAGACCTGGCGCTCCCTCTGGGGCGAGCTAAAGCCAAAATCCTTGGTTTGGTCACAGAGCTTGACGAGGCTCTGCATATCACCAAGGCAGGAATCAATGTTGTCCTGGGGCTGGTCACAGAAACAGCAACCGTCCTCGGTCTGACTAGAGGAAAAAGCAGAACCACAGGCTTGGTAACGGAAACAGACTCTGCTTTCGCCCTTAGTCGCCTTAAAACAAAGGCCATGGGGCTGATTACTGAGGCGGATACCGCTCTAGCCCTGGCCGCGAGCAAAAGAAAGGGCCTTGGGGTTGTAATCGAGACAGATTCTGCCCCATCGCTTAACAGGGGAAGAGGAAGACTCCTGGGGATTGTTCTTGAAACCGACAATTCTCTGTCAATTGGCCGAAAAAAGATCAAATTGCTGGGACTTGTCAGTGAAACAGACGTGGCTCTTCATATGACCCGCGCAGGGGCTACCGCTCCTAGTCTAAGGCGTGTAGGGCCAATCGTGATTGGGCGGTTTTAAGTCCTTAGGTTCGAACCTGCTCTTTTGCGGTGCAATGGAAGTCCTTAAAAGCCCTAAGGCTCTCAGTGTCTCTGGCTAGAGAGGTTTTAAGCAAGTCTCTGGATACCAAAAACACCTGAGGGCCAGGGTCTGCATCAAGTGTTTGAGCCTTGGGATTATCGCTTAGGAGCTTCTGAGCGTTGTCTACCCGTCGCTGAACTCCTCCCTTAATCGAACAAAGAGCATCATGCGCCTGCTGTCCCTCTTTGGCAAGTTTTCGATTGGTATGAGCAACATTTGAAAGAGCGTAGAGAGAGATTCCACCCAAAAAGAGAAGGATTACATTGAGGACTACCAAAACCTCGATTACTTTCCTCTGTTTATCAGGGGTAAGAAACTCCATTAGCTTGCGATTCATCCCAGTAGCCACCATAGTACCGTCCCCGTGATTACCAAAGCTACATAAAGAGCAACCACAAGGTTTCCGTAAACCGCCTGTCTAGTTGTGATTTTCCAAGCCATTTTTACTTTTTCAAAGCCTCCTGAATTTTTACGACCTGTTCTAGCCCCAACATACCCCCTGCTAGCAGCAGAAGGTAGGGCCTGTCCACCTGATCGACTAGAAGCTGCCAGAGCACGATTGCCACTCCGACGAATCGGATAATCCAGGGCCATGTTTTCTCGGCTGTTTCCCATGTAGACATTCTAGTCTCATTCTAGGCCAGGACGCCTAGAATTAAGGCGTGGACTTCGTAACCATCCAAAATCGAGTCCTTTCTGACCGTTTTGACGAGTCCAAAAGGGCCGCAGCCAAGGATTGGATCAATTACCGCTATGGGCGGCTCTGGGCCGCTGAAGATTGGACTTTCAAGCTCCAGCAGACAGACCTTGTAGCTGCTTATGGCTCTAACAATGTCTCCCTGGGGACGATTGGGGATATTGTGGCGATTTCTTACGCTCCTTATACCTCTTTCACCCAGCTAAAAGCGGTAAGACCTGAAGAGTTTTATCCGATTTCATCCACAACCAACGGGGTTCCTTCTGCTTACTCGATTATCGGAGACAAAATCTACTTCGATACTCCTCAGGACGTTCAGAGAACCTTTAAGGTTGTCTCTGAGAAAGCTTTTGCTCTTCTATCGGCAGATGGAGACATTCCTGCTTTCCCCAGCGAATGGCACTATGTTTTGGTTCACGGAGCCGCTGCTGAGGGCTTGGTTCAGGAAAATGACCCCTCAGGAGAGCTTTTCGAGACGAAATATAAGGAAGGGTTGGATGATATGAAGGCAGAGTTTCTTTCTTCGGGAACCTTCATGGGAGCGTATCCCTCTTGGCCCATCCCCTAAAATTGATCTGTGGCTGCCAAGGAAATCATCTTCAGGGACTTCTCTGGAGGGCTTAATGCACGAGACGCCCCTTCAGAGCTTGCTGACCATGAGTTTCCTTATTCTCTGAATGTAACCCTGGACGAAAGAGGCTATCTTCAGAAGCGTCTTGGCTACCAGCCTCGCCATGCCGTGGCGGGGTCTGGAAAGGTAATCAACCTTTTCTATTGGGCTGCCCGAAATCAGGTGGTTGAACAAATTGGGTCTTCTTTGCACCTGGAAGGGGCTGCATCTTTTAAGACTTTTACTACCTCTGACCGCGCCGGATTTTGCGAGCATAACGGAAACCTCTTCATCGCTCACCCGGTAGACGGGTGTTTCATCTACAACGGAACCACAGTAACTGTCCCTACTGGAGCGCCTACAAAGGCTTCTACTTGCGCTACCTGGCAGAACCGTGTCTGGGTGGATGATCTTACCTCTCCCGCCCGCGCGTGGAAGAGCGATATCGGAAACGCCTCCAACTTTGGCGGAACAGCTTTTGTTGACCTAAAGGAAAAAGACTCAGCGGCAATTACCCTTATGACAGGATCATCAGGACTGGACATTGCTGGACGCCCTGGATTGATCGTCTGCAAAGCTGACTCTGCTTATCGAATCAATGACCCTTCAACCGGAAGCTTCCAGACAATCGACACATCCATCGGAGCCGGTTCGAATATTGCCGGGGTTTCGGCTTATGGACGTGTATACACAATTTCAGCAAAGGGAATTTACTCAACAGACGGAATCCAGCCCTTCAAGGAAGAGTCTCGGCTTATCGAGACTTTCTTCCAGAAGCTGCAAATGAATCAGGATCGTCCTGATTTGCTCTGCGCTGGAAGATACGCTGACCGTCTTTTCTTCTCGGTTCCACGTTACGGAGAGACGAACAATTCGACTGAATTCGAACTTAACCCTCAGGACGGATGGATTACCATGCATGACAAGGCGGCTTCTGCTTACGCTTCAATTTCCCGATATCAGACGGATATGGTTTTCGGCTCTCCGACTGTAAACGGAAAGGTCTACAACTCTCATGTTGGAGGAACGGACGATGGAACGGCTATTACCTCTGCTTTCCAAAGCCGCTGGGTTGAGCCTAACTTCGGAAAGAAGGTAAGAATCCGACAGATTCGCTACACCGGCCTGGGTGTTTTCACTTCTCAGGTGATGAAGAACTATGACGAAGCAGATGTAATGAGAACCATTCCCGTCGAAATTGCTAACCCAGGGTTCCTTTACGATGATCCTTCTTCTGTCTACGACGCCCCTGGGGTCATTTACTCAACCCCAGAACATCAGGACGTGGCCGCTTATTGGTCTGTGGGAGTCTGCAAGGCTCTGGCTTTCACCGTCTCTGAAACTTCTTCAATCACAAAACTGAAGAGAAACGTCCTGGGAGGAGTAAATAACCCCGAAATGGGAGCCTGGACTCTTTCCAGCGTGATTCTTCAGTCTCTGGACTTGGGTAACGTTTAAGCACCTAGAATTTAGGCGTGGGAACCATCAACCTCCCCCTGCCTCTCTCAGGGCAGAATATCGCTGCTGCTCTCCATGCGAGCAATTACGGCCTACTCCAGACCCTGCTCAATGGAAACCTTGACGACGCTAACCTCAACTCCATTTCCGGAGCAAAAATCACCGGATTGGTTGTTGTTCTACCTACGAATGTGGTTTCCGGGGCTAATACCGACATTTCCTGGGGTGGGGGAAACTCCGTGGGGGTCTATTTGGTTATTTCTACTGGCGGAGGTTCTTTGCGCCGGGTTGGAGCGCCCACAAAGGGGTCTGGAGTAAGACTAACTGTTTCTAACGAGTCTGCTGCCAGTGCAACGATCATCCATAACGCTGGAGCGGGTTCAGGCGCTCCCTTCTCTTTGCGCGGGGGGGTTGATTTGGCTCTTGCCGTTGGGGAGAAAATCGAATTCGTTTACAACGGAAGTAGCTGGAATGAAGTTGACAGGACTACCCCTGTAATCACAGGAACTCCGGACGGAACTAAGTTCCTTAGAGACGATTTCACTTGGCAGGCAGCGGCGGGAGGGGTTCAGGCTGATCGTCGTAACTCTACGAAGGATGTTGTAAACACAACAACTGAAACCGATCTTCTCAATGGAGATATTGACATTCCCGCCAATGCTCTTGGGCCGAACGGGATTGCGCTTCTGTTTGCAGAAGGGGATTGGCTAAACAACTCGGGGGCAACTCCGACAATTACTCTGAAGGTTAAGCTTGGGGCTACAACAATTTGGGCTGCAACCTCGGGTGCTATTCCTTCTTCGGGTGCCGCCAGGGGATTTTGGTCTGCTTGTATTGCTATTCAAAATGCAGGGGCCACTAACTCTCAGTTGTTGGTTGGTTCTTTTTCTGCCAATCAGCAGGGTTCTTCAGCCGCTTCGACAGGGACAGGTGGTTGGGGATCGGGAAACCTAATTATTGCCGAAGCAGCAATGGGAGGGTCTGCCGCCGAGGACACTACCTCTCTGAAAAACCTGGCATTGACAGTTACTTGGTCTGCGGCTAATGCAAACAACTCAATTAGAAATCATCGAGCTATTTTGAACGTGTTGAAGGGTGTTTAAACAGGCCCGTAGGAAGACCCGCCGCCTGTCAAATAATAAGTAAGCGGATCGTCAGTAGCAGGAAGAGTTGTGGGAGACGAATAAACCCCTGTGCGGTCAATTCCCCCGGTGACTGTCGAAGACGCAAGTTGCTGCTGGTCTGGGGTTAGAACAGGTGCTGTTACTGTCTGAGTAGTCTGCGCTCCAGGAGCATTTCCAATCGGAATTAGCTCTGTTGAGTTTCCTGTAGGCGTACCAACCTTGACCCAGACGTAAATCTGCCCATCAGGGCCGGTTACATATTCACCGTTGTGCTGGATTCCGTAAGTTCCTGGAACTCCGTTTTCAAGATAAGGAGTCCATCCTCGCTGGGCAGCATAAGAAGAAATCGCGCTGTAGACAGATTCGTCAGAGAACCCAAGTCCGGCTAGCTTTTCTGCGGCTCCTGAGGTATAAGCAAGTCTTCCAGAGGTTCCTCCCATCCTTCCTGCTGTGGTTGATCCACCGTAATACTTACTCATAAGAGCTTCGTTCAACTGAGCGTCAAGCTCTGCCTGACGTGCTGTCTCCTGAGATTCCAAAACTCCGGAGTCAATCCCAGCCAGAAGGTCTCTTAGCCGCTGTCCCACTGATGCTTCAGCGGAAGCTCTTCCCTGTCCTAGCTTCCCAAGCTCGTCCGCGTAAGCTCCCGAATAGAAAAGATTCTGGGACTGAAAAGCTTCCTCCAAGTCTTTCTGCTTCTGGGCAAACTCCCGCGCGATCTGAGCGCGAATTGATTCGGGATTCTGCCCAGCAGCACTTAGGGTATTCGGATCAAATTTAAGCTCTGAGGCAATTCCTGTATCCCCTGTGTCGATAACCGCCTTGCGTCGAAGCTGTTCAGCTTCGGTCTGGGCGTTAGCCACAGACTTTGAACCCAAAGCCTGAATTCTTGCCAGAATGGGGTCATAATCGTATGAGTTATCAAAAGTGGCTGAAGGGGTTGTGACCTTTCTTGCCTGCTGCTGGGAAAGAAGCGCCTGAGCGAAGTCCTGGGCAGAGAAAGGAGAAGACTGTTGACGGCTCTGAGAGGCCCTAGAAGGTGCTGAATAGGTAGATGAAGGTCTGTAGGTGGGGTAAGGGGAGCTTCGCCTTGAAGGGCGTCCAGACGATCTTCCTCCAGATAGATAGTTTGAGAGAAAGGCCATACCCTAGAATTATGGAATATGGCATGGCTGCTTACTCCCAAGCCTTCCAGAAAGCCGAAGAGACGGTTTAACTGGAGAGCGCTACAAAACGACTCAGGAGGGACACCTGGGGGACTCGGAGCCAGGGGTTCCGTGGCAACTCCGCCAGGAGGCTCTACTTATCTAGGAGGGGCGGCAAAAGCCGCTCTAGCTCCTAAGAGCATTTATAAGCCTGACGCAAATGGGGTAATCCATCCTCTTGGGATTGGAGCTAGGCCTGGAATCGCTTCAGGTCAGGGAGAAAGCGGAGACGGTTTTTATCCGTTCAAAGACCATACATCTGAGCTTCTGGCACAGCTTTCAAGAATGAAGGATGAACAGCTAGCTCAGTTGAGAGCAAATTTGGAAGGACGTTCTGCTGCGGCAAGCAAGCTTTATGGCGATGCTGTCGCTCCTATGCGAGCGAATTACGCTCACGCAGAGCAGGCGGCTGCTGCGGTAAACGAAGCTGTCGCCAACCGCCTTAAGAAGCAGGGAACAGAAGCAGGACAGAGCCTCTTGGAACGCCTAGCGCTTATCAACGCTCCTGGTTCTGCTGTTGAGCCTGTGACAAAGGAAGTGGCTGATTATTACTCCGGCGCGGGAGGAGCTAACTACGCCGGAAATACAGGAGATATCCAGACGTTGATCGGACGCTCAGCGGAAGAAGAAGCATGGCTGAACAAACAGCCTGCGATTGTTCGTCAGCAGCTTGAGCAGCAGTTCGCCGCTGACCAGGCAGACCTTATGAGCGAATTCCTGGACAGACAGTTTGAGCTTACCCAGCAGGGGCTTTCAGAGCGTGATGCTTATGACCAGGCTCATTGGGAGTTCACTCAGGGCAAGGCAGAACAGACAAAGGCTGAAAAGGCTCAGAAGGCTAAAGACGATGAAGACCGTTACTGGGAGAATTACTGGAAGAAGCAGGATTTGCTTCAGCGTCAGTGGGAAATCAAGGTTGCTTCTGGCGACAAGAAAGCTGCAAACAAGCTTAAGGCAGAGCTTGAAGCTAACAAAATTCAGGCTCAGAAAGACATTGCTTCGATTAGGGCTGACGCTACGGTCACTTCTGCGGCCACACGCGCTGACGCTACAGTCACAGCCGCTGACATTCGCGCTCAGGCGTCGAAGGAAGCTAAGGCTGCTAATCAGAACAAGCCCCCTTCTTCAGCGGATAGAAACCGCGCTCTCAAAGCTGCTTACTCGGCGGTTATCCGGCCTGACGGTCAGGTTCGCTATGACGCCGGTATGGGAGGAAAGGCTAGGGCTGTAACCCTAATCAATCAGGCTCTTCAGGCTGCTGGGATTGCTCCTAACTCACCGGCTGGAAAGGCCATTCGCCAGGACATCCTCAACCGCATGAGAGGAAGGGTAATCGCCGGTTCTGAAGGCCCTACTCAAAACGGGAAGACCAAGAGCAAGAAGAAGAGATATACCGGACAGCGGTATACCGGCTAATAAACTGTAGGCAATGGCTTTTTACTCAGGAATCACCAAGCGCCTGAAGAAAAGGGTTATCCGGCCTGTAACCAGGCATGTTCTTAGACCTGTAGGTCATGTTGCGGGAGGGACAGGTAGAGGGCTTTACCACGGCGTAACCGGCGTACCTACAGGCATCGCTATGACTGGGCGAATTGCTTACAAGGACATTCGGCATGACCTTAAGCATCCTTTTCTAGGAAACTCGTCAATCCTCGGAATGGTCAGAGGCAAGAAGTCAGGTGCCAAAAGCCTTGCCTCTGCGCTTGCGAAAGCTGAATATGAGTCTTACCGTCACTTCGGACGCGGTGGAGACGTATCAGGCCCTCTTATGGACGCTCTGGCGGTGCTGTCAGCAGGAGGAGGAGCCGCCGCACGGATTGGGGCGGCTGGAAAAGCAGCAAGAGCGGTAAGGGACGTATCCAAAGGAAGGGTAAACCCTGCTCTTGCAGCCGCGCATGAGGCCGAAAGAGGAATGAAAGGCCCTATGAACGCGAAGATGCTGAAGAGATACGGCGTAACCCGGAAGGAACTGGACGACTACAAGCTCAATTACGGTCATATCCAGGCTGAGAGGACCAACACCAAGTCCTTTATCCGCCGAACAGAGGGCGGGGCCAATCTCAACCGCGCTTACAACCTGAGGCAGACAATTAGGCAGGCTGGAAAGGCCGCTTCCAAGCGCCCTGCTCCGCGCGAGCGGGTAATTCCGGGTACGGACAAAACTCTTCCCGCTTCTCCTAACCCTGCTGTGAGAGGAATTCAGAAAGCAACCCTTAGATACTCCTCTAAAGCGCGAGAAGGAGCACTTAAGCGTGTAGAGGCACAGACAGAGCGATTCCACAGACAGCTAAGAGACCCGAATGCGAAGAAGGTCTCTACCAGCGTTCTTCCTTCGGGGAGAAAGGTGACTACAACAATGCCTTCTGTCAAGCAGGTAAGAAATCAGAAGCAAAGCCTTATCGAGAAGGGCGTAAACGCTCCTATGGACATCATCCGTATGTCTATGTGGTTGCGACCACGCTATTACCTCCAGAACCTTACTCAGACAGGGACTATGCTCGCGCATAGACCGGCAGCTACAGGTGCTTCCATCAGGCAGGCTCGCCACCTGAAGAAGAACGAGAAATCTCTCTACAACGATCTAAAGAACATCGCCGGAGAAGGGCAGGCTCTTTCTCTTAACGAGTCAAGAATCGGAGGCAAAGGAAAGTTTGTTAATAGGGCAGGAAGGCTTGCCAATGCTCCTGAAGCTCATGTGAGAATTCTTTCGACTCTCAACGCCCTTAGAGACGCTGGCTACACAACCCACGCTGATGTTGTGAAGATGGTTAACCGGCTAAAGGCCGGTAAGCCTACTCCTAAGGATTTGGCTACCGCCACTCGCGCCAACGAAGAAGTAGGAGACTTCGGAAGACTCTCCCACAAAGAGCAGCTATTTATGAAGTCTCAGGTTCCGATCTTCTACCCAATGTTCAAAGCACTTCTGCGCTATGGCTATCGCTTCCCTGCGGAACATTCAATTCAGGCCGCTGCTGGTCTTGCTATTGGTAAGAAAGGAAAGGAAGAACAGAATCGCCTTTTGGGAGACCTTCCTTTCTGGGCGCAGTATTTGGTTCCGAAGGGAGCGGGAGATCCAAACGCAAAGCCAGGGCCTAAGCAGGCTGTCTTCAATCCTTCGAACATTTACAATCTCCAGCCTGCTGCTGAAGTATCTGCTCAGGGCGCTGAAATGTTCAGAAGAGGAGGCTCACGTCCTGGTCTTTCGATTCTTCAGGAAATCGGCCCTGCTCCTGGATTTATTCACGGAGCGGCTACCGGCAGGGACATCCAGACGGGCTACCCGCTTCGACACATGAACATCAAGGATCGTCTCGGGAATGTGGTCGGCAGAAGGTCGAACCTGGAAGCAGAAGCTCTTGACTTCCTAACGAATCTTCCTCTTTCAGACCTTTGGAGACTGTCTGCTGGAATCAGACCTCCTGTTAAGTCCTACGAAGAAGGAGACCTGCTGGAACGCCTAATGATGGAACTTGGCCCAGGCCCTGCTTTCTTCCCGCGAACCCTACTTACAAAGGAAACAGGCAAGCAGGCTAAGAGGGAGAAGAAAGTAGGAAAGGTGCATAGAAGAAAGAAAGCACGGTCTAAGCCACGCACAGAATCGCCTTTCGGCGGGGGTGGCTCTGATCCTTTCAGCGGGCCTTAAGAGAAGAATCCGCCGAGAAAGATAAGAACCCAGAGACCGATGAAGAAATTAGCTTCCATGTTTATACTTTAGCTTGGGTGCGGGCTGGGTTAGCCTCCATATCGGCTCTTAATTGATCCCGCACCCATTCTTCCCAAGTCATAGGAAGTCCTCTCGTGAAGAAGAAGTTCTTGTTCCAGTCCAGAAGATACTGAGCATACTCCATTCGCCCAGGCTCGTTCAGGGTTGAAAGATTAGTTCCTTTAAGGGGCGACATTACGGGAAAGAATACCCTTAGACGGCAAAGGCGAAACACCCTTGGTAAGGGTATCCGCAGCAGCCTTTACTCCAGCGGCGATAGCCCCACCAATCGAGGCGAGAATAGCCGCCTTTAGAGCTTCGTAATTAGACCAATCGGAAACACCCGCTACAGCGGGGATAAAGACTCCGAGAAATCCAAAGATAAAAACCCGGATCAAGCCGACGATAAATTTACGATCCATCGAACCCATTTTCAGCCTCTAGTTTAGCAGCAGCTTCCCCGAAAAGGAACATTCCTAGGGACTTAACAGCAGATTCCAAGACATTTCTATCGGCGTCTTCAGCGAGAACAAGCGTGAAAGCCACGGGAATCTCCACTGGCCCTGTAAAGGTCATTAGATTTGATCCCCCACTGAATGTAATTACATCCAGTTCTTCCATGACTTCAGTATAAAGCTCATGGTCAAGGATTCGAACCTCGATTTCTAGGTTCAGAGCCTAGCGTCCTACCGATTAGACGAACCACGATCAGCGGAGTTGGGTTCGAACCAACATTCACCTGGATCACAACCAGGGGACTTAGGCCAGTTAGTCTACCCGCTGTAAGCAAGAGTGTAGGGATTCGAACCCTATCCATACGGTTTTGGAGACCGATGGGCACAACCTACGCTCACTCTATGGGCAGCCTGGGATTCGAACCCAGAAGCATCTGCTTCTAAGGCAGATAGGTTTGCCAATTTCCGTTAACCGCCCTTGTCTTGCTATGGGAATCGCAGGAGTCGAACCTGCAAGCTCTTCTTTTTGAGAGAAGAAGGTATACCAATTCCCTTCAGATTCCCAGACCCTCCCCTCGGAGTCGAACCGAGTTAACGAGGTTTGCAGCCCCGCCTCTTGCCGTCTGAGTCGGGAGGAGTGGGTACCCGTGGGATCGAACCACGCTACCAGAGGCACGGGGGTTACAGCCCCGCTGGTTCACCAGAACCGAGATACCCAAGTGGGCTGTGAAGGATTCGAACCCTCAACTCATGGCTTAAAAGGCCCGTGCTTTGCCTATTGAAGCTAACAGCCCAAGCGCCTCCACGGAGAATCGAACTCCGGTCTTCCCCTCGACAGGGGGATGTCCTTGCCGCTGAACGATGAAGGCAATGCATACCCTAGGAATCGAACCTAGCTCTGCCACCTTATCAGAGTGGTGCCAAGCCACCAGCTAGCCTGGTATGCGTGAAGCGGAACCCCTAGGATTTGAACCTAGTCCTTCGGCTTTTCAGACCGATGTGTCTTACCGATTACACCAGAGTCCCAAGTTAATTCCACATTAACTCCACATGGTTCCACATATGTGGAATAAGGGTCTTGAAGGGATCGAACCTTCGCTCGCGGGGTAGAAACCCGCTGCTCTTTCCACTGAGCTAAAGACCCAGGTGAATCAAGGGCTGAGAGGGATTTGAACCCCCGGCATACAGGTTCGAAGCCTGCTGTTCTTCCGCTGAACTACCAGCCCAAAGTGGCTCCCAAAGGCTTTGAACCTTTATCGTCCTGGTTAAGAGCCAGGAGCTTTCCCAATTAAGCTAGAGAGCCATATTGTCCAGGCTGGATTCGAACCAGCGTCCTCCTCTTTGTAAGAGAGGTAGTCTCCCGCTGACGTACTGGACATTGGAGTGGAGGTTCAGGGAATCGAACCCTGACCTTCGCGTTGCAAGCGCGAAATGCTCCCTTTATCACCAAACCCCCAAGAGGCCACTGAAGGACTTGCACCCTCTCCCCCTGTTTACAAGACAGGTATTCTGCTTGTTGAACTAAGCGGCCAAAACGCTCCGCGTTGATCTTGCGAAGCAAGCTCCGAGACCTGGGATCGAACCAGGGACATTCTCCTTAACAGGGAGACGTTCTACCGCTGAACTATCTCGGAATGTATGCGGGGCCAGAGAATCGAACTCTGTCCTGCTGCTTGGAAGGCAGACGTGCAACCAATGACACCTGCCCCGCAAAGGTCTGACTGGAAGGATTCGAACCTTCGCTCCCCTGCTCCCAAAGCAGGTGCTTTCCCAGGCTAAGCTACAGTCAGATGATCCCCCCGGAGAGAATCGAACTCTCGCCGCCAGGTTGAAAGCCTGGAATCCTTGCCGTTAGACCACGGGGGAGCGGTGGGTAGAGGGATGGAACCTCTACGGGTGGAAACCCATCACGGTTTTCAAGACCGATAAGCACGCCGACCTTGCGACCCACCAAAGGAAGGAGTGGGAGTCGAACCCACCTGGCCGGTAAGACCGCAGAGAGGTAGCAACTCTCCTCCCGCCCACGCGGGATTCCTTCCAAAGACGCCGATTGTCAAGGTGCGGTGAAGCGATTGATGAATCTGTCCCACTGAGTCAAGCACTATACACAAAACTAGAATACCCCTATGGCTTCTCGTTCAAACCTGATTATTCAGTTGGCCCGACAACTAGGAATCCGAGACCCAAGAGCGGTGTTGTCTGTAGCCGCACAGGAGGGTCTGTCAGGTCGAGTGGGGGACGGTGGCACTTCCTTCGGGCCGTTCCAACTCCATGTAGGTGGTGCCTTTCCTCGCGGCATCCAGGGAAATCGCAATGCTTGGGCTTGGTCTCGCCCTGGTCTTCTTTACGCTCTTTCACGGATTAAAAGCGTAGCAGGAAACCTCCAGGGGCCTGAGGCTATCAGGGCTATTGTCAGCCGGTTTGAGCGGCCTGCTGACCCAGCCTCTGAAATCGCCAAAGCGATTGCTCATTATCAAAGAGGGGGAGCGGGGGCACCCGTTCTTCCCACAAGAGTCGGAACCGCCCCCCCACAGACGGATACTAACAGCTTGCTCCAGGCTGTACTTGCAGGAGGACAGCTACCCACAGAGCTATTCAAGCCTCAGATGCCCCCAGGAGGCTCTCTAAGCCCTTCTCAGCCCCTCGGACGCCCTGGGGGTGCCCCAGCTATGGGTGGGGGATTTAGCCCTGTAGAACTCTTCTACCGCAATCTAGCCCTAAAGAACGGCCAGAAGGTAGGGGCTGTGCCTAACCATGAAGACCACGTTCACGCTGCCTTTACCAACCTGAATCAGATGCTGAGGGCTATCGCCCTGGCTAAAAGACTGGGCCTTAGGGTCTCTGAGAACCCTTATGTGGATCATGAAGACCCCGTTCATGTAAAGAACTCCTACCACTACCGAAGACTTGGTATGTCCCACGGCAGACCTGTTGGAGAGGCTATTGACGTAGGCGGAAACCCAAAGCTGCTTATGAAGCTGTATCGAACACTGTCTGGAGGAAGGTAATGAAAGCCAAAGATCGCAGGCGGATTCATGGTGCTTTAATGCTCTTTTGGGTTAGCCAGATGATCTTGGTTTGGTTTCTCCCTAAATCCTGGCAGGTTCCTTATTTGGTGGCTGTCTCTATTTACGCTAACTTCGTAGGCCACTGGGGAGCCTACTCAGCAGAGACACCTGTAGAGCATGAAGATTAAAAGCGAGGGCAGGGAGAGCAGTTCCAGGAAGCTGCGCGAAGATCAGCGCCGTCACTAGGGCCTGCGACTACCGACGCTGTAGAGGGGCCTAGAGTGAGAACAATGAAGCAGAGGGCGATGATTTTCTTCATAGCTCCATCCTATAGGCCCTGAGAAGCTGGGGGAAGACGGTAGCCCAGACGCTTATATCTCTTAGCAATCTTCAGGACAAGCCGCTTGGGGAAATATCCCCCTAGGTGAGTAGGGTGGCAATCGACGTGTCCTCCCACGATGCCATAAGTGTGTGTTACCTCCCAATGAGTGGTTACTCCAGGAACAGCCCCGTTTGAGTCATTCAAAGGAATCCCATGGGTATTAGAGATAGCTGCTGTCAGCTTTGCCAGAGCGTTAATTTCTTTGTCCATGTGCAGCCATGCCTTGATTCTTGCTGCTCTTGATGAAAAATCCATCATCACTCTGGAGATATTCTCAATACCAATTCCTCGTGTGTTGACCATTCCTCGGCCTGAAGAGGTATGCCAGAAGATGCAGCGCCCTAGACCTTTTGCCCAGGCAATGTTTCCTTCATTGTCCACGATTCCGTGGATGCCGTACTGAAGATTGTCCAGGAAGGAAGAAATAGCCCTAAGGTCTTTAAGTCCCTCCGCCTGTGCTGACACTGTTTCATGCCAGACAATAAGGCTCTTATGAGCCTTTCCGTGACAGTTATCTGCCTGCTCTGGGCCGATATTAAGCTGAATCTTAAGGTTCGGCATGGCCTCTCAGTCTAGCACGGTAGGCATGGTCATAGACCTTTTTAGCTTCGACACAGGAGGGACAGCGGCAGCCGTATTTATACATAGCTGTGGTTCCGTGGGATACCTCTCTTTTTCTCTTGCTTCGGGAATCTGCTCTCTGCCTGGCGATAGCCGCTCTGCACTCGTCACAGCGGCATCCACGCTTATAGGTTCGCGGCTCCCCATGGGCATAGCCGTTTTCCTCTAGCTCTATTTTCTTCTCACGCAGATACCTCTCTAGCTGAACGCGAGAGATTTCCGCTTTTAGATACCGCCTAAGTTCAGAGTCCAAGACCTAGCTCCAGCTTAACTAGGATTGCAAATTTGAGAAGGTCTTCTTCCCAATCGGCCATAGCCTTAGGGTTTCTGAGCAGGTACGCAGGATGCCAGGTCGGGAAAACCAGCGGCCTGCCGGGAACAAGCGCGGTAAGGATTTCAGCACGAACCTCTCCGATTTTGGAGTAGGTTGTGACCGCTGAGAGGGCCGTGTTTCCCAAAGTGAGAATGAGACGTGGCTGTAAATGCAATATCTCCTTCCGAAGATAATTGGAGACGCACACAAGTTTCTCTTCTTTAGATGGAGTTCCATCAGGGAAGCATTTTACCGAATTTGTGAGGTAGCATTGAGACAGTGGAAGACCAGCTTTCTGTAAAGAGGTTCTTAAAAGCTTCCCTGAGCGTCCCACAAAAGGACGCCCAAGACGATCTTCGTCCCGGCCCGGTGCTTCCCCCAGAATCATCACGGGTATTTGTGCGCGACCCTCTCCGGGTACGCATACCGAACGCGCTTTTAGATGAAGAGGACAAAGAGAACACTTAGGGTCTCTAATTTCCGCCAGGGTCTTCTGCAAGGGGTACACCTTTCTCTAGGTGTTCCAACATTTCCAATGAATATCTATCCCCTTGTTCCCTTAGGTGCTGTCGGTAAACCTCTGCTGTCTCTGTTCCCATTGATTCGTGTTTGGGGTTTTCTGGAAGATGGTCATATCCATCCCTGATCTGGACAAAGAGGATGTCAGCCAATTCGGTAATCGGCTTGTTGGGAAAATCCTTTTTCATCCAGAGAAGTCTTTCTCCTATGGCTTCTTGGTTTTTCACTTCTGCTCCTCGTTGATAGACAACAGCGCCTCCTGGCACCGGGCAAGACGCGCCTCGATGTAATCGCTGCGGGGCAGCATTCCGTCTTCCAACGCCGCCTCAAGGTCTTGCGTGACGCCGACAAGCGCCTGCTCCAGTTCATCTATGGCTCGTTGTTGGGCAGCCACCCGCGCAGCAAGGGCGTCAGAGCGTTCGCGTTCCCTGAACAGTCGGCCCGTCAACTCGCGCCGCCCCTGCTCCTGGGCAGCCACCCGAGCCTCAGCAGCATCGGCGCGTTGCCACACATCTTTGCGCCACGTCTCTGCTGCTTCTAGTGCGTCTTGTTGGGCAAGCCACCCCTCACAGAGAGCACGAACCTTCGGCAACGTCAGTTCCAGTTGGCCCATGCGCTCGGACTCGTCTACACGCGCCAACAACCGCTCCACCTGTCTGCGTTCAAGCGTCACGACTGGTTCCGAATCAGCCGCTCGAAATCGAGGGCATCCGCCAACTCCTGCCGCCGCTGCTCCCGCGCTGTCGCCTCGGAAACAACGAGGTGCCACCCGTCGCAACCAGACGGGCAACCGTCCCAGAGGCCAATCGCGTCAATGGTGGCCGCGAACCACGTCGGGTGACCGCAATCGAGTAGATACATGCGTGGCTCGCTCATTTCGTCTCCTTGCTGGTTACAGGGGTCAAACTCCCGCTGTGTCGCCTCAAGCAACGCACCAGCCCCTCCCACGTCCAGAAGGTTCGGCCGCAATCGCAATAGAGCGGCGGAACGTAGCGCCTCACTTCTCCTCCTTCGCTACAGGGGTCAAGCTCCAGTTCTTCGTGTCGTTGCCCGGACACGCCTCGCTGTGGCAGCGGAACCATGTGAGTGTCCCCGACACACAGTGAAACCGTGTTTCCCCACCACAGTGCTGACACGGAGGAGCGGTCACGCCGCGGGCTTCCAAAACGAGTCGCCGCGCAACTTGCGCCAGATGCCATACACAAGCGCAGCTAGGGCGTGGTAGCCGTAGGTCGTCGTGACGTACACACCCGGCGCGACACGACGCTCGGACGGAGTTGCCCACGGCGCAAACGGCAGCACCTTGTTACTCATCGGCCTGCTCCTTGGGTTGGGGGGAAACAGAAGAAGCAGCAGCCGGGAACCACTCCTCATGCAACGCGCGGAGCACCGCCAACTTCTCCGGGTCGGCGTCGGTCGCAACGAGGACGGTCGAGCAGTGATGATCCCCGGCCCACTCGCCTATGGCGTTGTAGCCGCGCTTCATCCGCGCGATCCGCACAAGCTCCTGCGCGTAATCGAGAGCGCCGTTTGGGCTCATGGTGTCTCCTTCTGTGGGGAAACCGCCACGACGAAGTCATCGGCACACGACTCGCAGCAGTACGCGATCTCGTCATCCGCCGCCCCCGCCCACTCCTCTGCCACGCGCTCGTCGGAAACGCGCTCAGGAAACGGGCGCTCGCACTCCACACAGTGCGTAAGCCGCCGCTCCCTTAGTTCTTGAGGGGTCTGTGGGGAAAAGGTCATAGCAACTCCATGACATATTTTGATTTGTCGTAAGTGTGCCTTCATGCAGGAAAGCTTATAGAAGTTCTAAGAACCGTACCATGAACTCCCCATGGGCCTGCCGGGGAGACCACTGAACAATGGTTTGTTTCAGAGGGACAATGTTCCGTAGGTCTTCGTCCAGGAATTCAGACTCCAGCGCTCCGGGCATAAGGTCGCGCATTTCCGTCACCAAAAGCCGCGTGTCGATTTCCTTTACCTCCTTCGGCCAGGGGTAGACAAGGTCATACTTCTCCGCGATAGCCATTTCCAGCGGAGCTTCTACCTCTTTATAAGCCTCTCCGAGGCCCTTATACGCCTTGATAGGACGGGCAAGGTCAGCCAGGTAAGCCTCTGCCGCATCATGCAGCAGCCCTTCTGCTGGATACATTTCGCAGTATTCAGAGGCAAGAACCGAGTGCTGGGCTACCGAGTAAACCTCAAAGTCCTTGGTATGCCCGGTGAAGCGGGTCATCTTGCATAGCGAACCTGCTATGTCCCTAATGTCAATGTCCTCAGGGCGTGGGTTTAAAGGGTCAATGATGTTGCCGCTAAAAGTGAAGATGCCTGAGGACTTTTTCGAAGTGGTAATAGCCATTAAATCCTTACCTCCTTTTCTGCGTCCAGAACCATTTCGTAGGTTCTGAAATAGCCTGCTCCATCTACGATGGAGTCGTGATGTGCGGGTGTCTGCACCAAGCGTTGCACCTTCACCAACACCATGTAGAGGGCGTGGTGCAGAGGCCCGGAAAGGGGGTTAACGCCTAGAGCCTTAGCAGCCGAAGAAACTCTTGTGAAATCATCATGAGGGTGGCCGTAATGCTCCTGGCGAGGGCCGTCTACCGCCGCCGCTGCTTCTTCAAGAATTGTCATTTATCTACCTTTCCCGGCTTCCAGAATTGGCAAACCTGCTTCTGTCGGGATGTAGACAACATGACCAGGATGACCAGCCAATGTCTGGATGTAGTAATACCGCAGATATTCAGGCGTAATCGAATGAGCAATGATTTTGTTGGCCTGAGCCACACCCTTTGCTCTTGCAATCTCGACATCTGCCAAGAGACTTGCAGCTAGTTTTTTCCCCTGCGCGTCCTGAACCTGAATCTTTTTGTCGTACTGAGCTTTCCAGAGGTTGTTCTTGGAGTCGGCCCTCTTCTGATAACGGTCATAAGCCTTGCAGCCAAAGCCGATACCGAGAAGAAGTCCTACGGTCAAAACAAAAGCGACAAAGCCATAAACAATGACCTTGCTCCAATCGAGTCTTCCTTCTGCGTCGTACATTTTCCTCCTTTTAAGGTCTCCAGACCTTAGGTCGCTTTAGATAAGGCGCAAGAGCGCCATAGAGTTCTTTGTGCTGTAGCACGTCACTGATTACCCGTTTCTTCGTAAGTGAAACCCCTTCCGGCTCCAGGCGGTTTGCCTGTCGCCAGGCGCTCTGAGTCATGTGATGCTTAGGGTTATCCAGTTCCAGCATCGCTGAAAGGGCTTCCTGAGAAGCAGCCAGTCCACCAACGCGGGTAAGGTCAAGCCTTGTGTCCACGGTCAGCTTTGGCTTTAGCGGGATAAGCCCCATTTCCATAGCAGCGCCGTTCAAGATGGGCAAGTCGTGCTTTCGGATGTAATGCCCGGTTACGATATCGGCGTCGTCGTAAAGATCGAGGAATTCCTCCATCATAGTCAGAGGATCGTCCTCTCCCAAAGCCCAGCAGTAAACCTTGTTTGAGTGATGCCAGCCTGCGGCAATCGCTGTTACCTCAGCGGTGCAGTTGCCGTCATACCAATAGGACAGCGGGCGGTTCTCGATATCGAAGCTGAGAACTTTAAGCTTTCGCTTTTTGACTTGAATATCCATTGACGGTAATCTCCGGAAGTTCGTGGCTTGTAACCGCCTCCCTTTCGATCCTAGCCAACTCCGGGTGCATCACATTCTCTTCCCACTCGATTCTTTCGAATCGCTGTTTAAGAGCAAATTCAGCCACCATTGCGGCCCTTACCTGTCTAAGTGTTGTCTTCAAGTCCATTTTTTCTCCTTTTCGTTTCGTGCTTCGTGCTTCTGAGATACCCCTTTGCTGAGTTGTTATACCTTCTCTGAGTCTCTTTTCCTTTTGCAGAAGCTTCGTATCTTCGCTGTTTTTCTCTCATTAGTAGTAGTCAACTAGCTCGTTCCACCATGCATCTGTTTTCCCCATTGACGACAGAAGTGTATCAACAATCTCCCAATCGACTTCAAATGAATCATCCTCCAGAATCTTTTGGATGGTTTTCTTGGGGATTCCAGTGGCTTCAGCCAGGACTCTGGTATGCGGAAGTTCCGTTGAGGAGAGTAACGGTCGAACTGACCCCGAAATGTCGTGTCTAACCGTTTCATTTCCGTAGAGGGGAAAAGTCGGGCCATATTCGCTCACCCATTCGGCGTAGATAGACCTGAGCAATTTGCCGGGGATTTTCTCGGACAATTCTGCGTCATATTAACAAACCTACCGACCAAGGTTGAAGGAAACTGTTTTTACGTCCAGTGAGAGTGGAATAGCGTTCTGAATCGGCCCAAAGCGGTTCTTGACCATACGAAGCTCCAGATTGGAGAACCCTGGGTCTGGTCTCCAGAGAATCTGAGCACGGCCTGCCACCTCAGGGATAGCTTTAGTCCAGGAGAAGTCATACATCCCTGGCTCTGCATTAGGCATCATCGGATCAGGCTGCTTCACCTGAGCGAGCATAAGCACGGCTGTGTTCGTCTCTGTAGCCAAAGCACCAATGCGCTTAACCTTCTTAGCCAAGTCTTCGTGGCCGTCGAAAGGAATCTCATGGATGTGGTCAATGACCACAAACTCAAAGTCTCCCTGCTGAAGGATTAGCTCTACCTCTTTGAAGTCCAGGTAAGACCTGGACACATGAAGGTGATAAGTCTTAATCCAGTCTTTGGCTCCCTCGATGCTGTCGAACTGAGGGGCGAATCGCTGGAAGAGCAGCCCTGGAGACATTTCCAGGGTGATGATTGCGGCGCTGTGTCCGGCTTCACAGACCCAGCGAGCAGCCTGCAAGCCGTAAGCGGTCTTTCCTACCCCTGTCTCGGCCCCGAAGGCTGTTACAGTCCCTTTCAGAAAAGGGATGATCCCTAGAGGGGCTGGGATTTCCTCTCCAGCTTCTTCGTTATCCAGGTAATCAAGCCATTCTTCAGCGTTGAGAACCGGTACTTCACTCTTTACATAGTCTTTACTTTCGTCGGGTGTCAATTGGTCTCCTGTCGGTTATACTGTTTATTGCAGAGGGACAGACAGCCTAAGGGCTGCTTTGCTAAGGGCCGCGAAAGCGGCCCTTTTTTTTGCTCCAGAAGCTGATAAAGCTCGGGCCTTCCCAACGCGGTAAGAACCCTATCGGCTACATCCTCTCTTATGTGCTTCCTTCCCTCCGCGCCGCGAATCCTCTGAAAGTATTTAGCGGGAATCCCTGTGCGCTTTTCAAGCGCATGGGCAGTTTCGTTCGGAAGAAATGCAGCCAGGGATTCGGCCTCAACCCACATGGACTGGAGAAATGATTTTCGCCGGGATGATGTGGACAGGGATTTCATGGTCGATAGACCTTTCGATCATATCCAGGGTTCCACTAGACGAACCGTCCCAAACAGCGATGCAAAGGTCAGCGCCTGCTTCAGCCATTTTCTCATTACGGATGAAACCTGCTGCTTTGCCATGCTTCGTCCAGTCGGCAGGGTATCTCTGAGGAACAGCGCCCTTCTGTCTGTGGTCACACCAATCCTGCGCCCATGCGTCGGGAGACTCAGGGCAAGCCCCATGAACCACGATAAAGGACGTTCCGATGTCATGCCAACCCCAAAGATCGTCAAGCTTCTCCCAGAGAGCGTTTCTGGCTTTTAGATCGTGCCATACAGAACGAGACCCACAGACGATTACCCTCATTTCTTCTCCTTAATCGCACATATCACAGGAATACCCCTCTCTACAACCCCTGCAACGGGGGTTTTTCAAGGTAGTCTGCTGCGGCTCTGAGCCAGTCGGGAGTGAGGTAGAACTTGAGCCTTCGGTTACACTGACCACATAGTAACCCCCTGATCGTGTCAGTTCTATGGTCAGAGTCAATTGCGAGCTTACGGCCACCGTCTCTAGGAGGGCGTCCACATATCGCGCAACACTCGCCGCGTGGGGAAATTTCAACGTAATAGTCATAGTGTTTCCTCCATTCTCTGTGTAGGGCTGCTCGGATTTGTTTCTTCGTCTTCTTTGGCATCGCCGCGAAGAATAGCTTTAATCTCCGAGACGAGAGGCCCGTCTGTGGTAAGCGGCAGAAGACGGACAGTAAATTCTGCTCCTAGTGGATGTTCTTTCATCGCTGACAACACCTTTCTACTCCGCAGTATTTAGCCGCCCAGGGATGAACTAGGTTCCCAGGCCAGTCTACCTCGCTTCCCCATTCCTCCCAATAATGCTTCAGTACGGAAAAAGTCTGCCGTACAAAGTCCAACGTCTGTGAAACATCAGGGGGATGTACGAAAAGAGGATCGTCAGCAGAAGCAGGCAGGACAACAGGCTTGCCTTTAGAGCGCGTGAGAATGTGAAATTCACCTGGATCAGGATACTCGATTTGGTAAATGTTCATCTGGAGCTTCCACTCAGGGTTAAGCGTGGGAGAACGCTTGAAGTAACCTGTGGTCTTAATGTCCACAATGCTCCCGCTTTCTAGCTCGATGTCTACATAGCCAAGAATCGGGATATCCACTCCCGGTACTTCAACCAGGATTTCCTGCTCAGTAGATGCCACGTCAAGGTATTTACCGATCCTTTCCCAGTAGGAGTGCAGCATGAATTCTGCCCAGGTCTTAGCTCCAGAAGGAGTGTCTTTCCCCTCCCAGTCAATTCCTCCGTCTTCCTCATGCTTTAGAACAGCATCTTCGAAGAAAGTTCCAGGGTCTTCTCCCTTGAGGACGCGAGAGGCTCCTAGGTGGACGGCAGAGCCGATAACAATGGAAGATGAAGCAGGGCTTTTAGCTCCGCGCAAATAGCGATCCTGCCACTGTTTTGGACATCTTTGAAAGAGGGACAGGCTGCTGGCGCTTAGATGGTCAAGTGGAATAGTCAATTAGCTCCTTGGCTTGTTTGCGGCTCAATCCTAGCGCATACATAGGAGAGGCCAGGTCTCGGGATAGCTGCTCCAAAAGGTTTCTCTTCTCCTGTCTACCCCGAGTGCGCTTAATGTAATCCCACTGAGCGCGATAAGCCTCTACTTCCTGCTGCTGGCGGAACCTTGGACTTTTCAAGTAATTGTGCCACCACTTCTCGGGATAGCCGTTCTGCTGGCGAACATGGACAGCCTCGTGGACGATTACATGATCTGAGGGGTATCGAGAGGCATAGACGGTATCCCCGTAAGTGAAGAGAACTCCCTCGGGGAGCGTGAACTTTTCTGCAATCTCCAGGTAGTTCGGAGGTTTGCCGATTACAACCTTAACCGCTGAAACTTCCATTTAGATCAAACCAGCTTCGCGCATAAGGTTTGTGTTCCAGACGCAGGTTCCTCTGCGAAGGTTCCGAACCTGATTGCCCTCAAAGAAGACAGGCAGTTTTGTCTTTCTTCCGCCGTCAATAAACAAGCGTACACCGCTTCCAAAGATTGTGCGGTATTCCTCATACGCTTCATCCCACTGGGCGGGGGACATATCTCCGAAGTAAGTCTGAACCCGTGGATAGATTCGGTTGTCCAAAAGGAACTGCTGAGGCATGATTCCTCCCTTAAAAGGTTCTGGGGTGAAGTCGGTTACTCTCCCAGGACGTAGCTTTCTCCACTCCTGAACAAACCTCACATAGAAATCTCTGTTGGCAGGTTCGTAGTCCAGAAGAACCGCTGTCTGTCCTCCATCGTTTTTTGCGAAGCGATCCAAGTCCATGTCGGCAAGCCTCGCTGTAGCTTCTGGAGTGAAGTCAAAGGTTCTGACCATAATCCCCGGCTTCATTCCAGCGTTTACGATTTCCTGACGCTTCGAGTAACAAGCTGGATCATCCTGGGTTACATAAACACCGTCAATCCCTAGAGACTTCAGCTTCGCGTAGGGGATGTTAAAGGAAGTAAAGGAGGTATGAACCACCCAGGCGAAATCATCTGAGAAATGTGCGCTCATTTTTTAGGAGCGGGCGGGGAATCGAACCCCAGGCGAAAGCTTATGAGACTCAGCCAGCTACCAAGCAAACCCGCACGAATGAAGATTGTATCAGGGGGAGGCCCCGGAGATTAAGCCTCAACCTCCCCCTGAT